GTACCTGTTCCAGACAAGTAGTTTGCTGTGATGTTTCTAGAAGATGATGTTTGGTTAGTGATTAAGAATTGTGGTGTACCACCAATGTCAACAGGTTCATTAAATCTAACTAATACATCTATATTACCACCATCTGATTTATCAAATGCGGTAGTTACGAATTCTATTTCTGTGATGTCAGCAGCACCAAGACTAGCTGCTAATCCTCCGATTGCAACAAGAACTTCTGGTGTTGCACTTGCATTATCATTACCACTGAGAGCAGAACCAGCTTCACGCACCCAACCACTTGCGTTTGCGAATACTTCTTTCTTCTCAGCAGCCGTTAGGTTTTTTGGTTTTGACTCGTCAGTGTCAGTTGCTCCCCATAAAGGCATGATTCTTTTTTATATATTACTGAGATATTTATATTATCTCGCCTTTATCGCTGCCTCTACCTGTGCTAATAACTTATCATCCATATCAGTCTTTGTCAATTTGACTGCTTTTTTAAGAATGAGTAAGCATAAATCAATTAATTTTTCTCCCAATTCTGCATCATCGGGTATCTTGTCAATCGCATCCGATACAATCTTAGAAGCGATTGGTAATAAAAATGATAACATTTTACTTGTTATGAACTATATTATATAGCTACTTCATCACATATTTTGTAATGTAAATCCAGCTGGATTCTTTTCGACCTGTTGTTTGACTTTACCTATGGCACCTTTTAATTTATTTTTGATATCAGTTCCAGTTTCTTTCTTAGCACCACTTCCTGGTTGATTTGGTTTGTTTTCCTCACAAGCATCAACTGCCATTACCATAGGATTTGCTTGTCCCATAGAACGTAGTTTATTCTTCACCATTGCAATCTTGGCATACATTCCACGAGTATCAGGTTTCTCTTCCTTCTTCTCATCATCTTTTTTAATAGTATCCTTAGTTGCCATATCATCCAACTTACCTTTATCCTCTTCTTTCTTCTTCTCTTTCATTTTCATCATCTCATATAATTTTTTTTGAGACTCTGATAAGGTAGAACCATTAAGTTCAAGATGAGAGTAGACAGACTTTCTCTGGTTTGTATCTGATTCTGCATCTACTGGATTTACAGTAACAGCACCTGATTTATAATTATCAACACCTTTACCAGTTATCTTTGTAGGATTCTTTGGTTCAGTGGAGATAGTTCCATCTGCAATAAATGCTTCTTTGATTTTTTTATCTGCTCTTTTACGAATTGCTTTACCAATCGCTTTTCTTCTCTTAAGTAGATACTTATCAGTCTTATCATGATCACCATCATTATCAATATCCTTATCCTCTTTACCAACAGGATCTAATCCACCACCCTTTGCTCTTGCGGTTAATTTACCTTTCCTTCTTTCGCCCTCATATGCATCACCATGCTCTGTCATTTCAACTGATTCAATATTTGGATTCTGACGTAGTTCAGTAATCTTTGCACGATCAGCAAATCTTACATATGATCTGCCATTCTTATCTGTAACTCTTACTTTATACTTTTTACCTGATACTTCATCCTCATCTAATTGTTGTAGATATGCGAGTTGTAACTCTTCACTCTTATCTCTTTCAACAAATACTTGATACAATGCATTTGCTACATTATCACTTGCCCAATCATCAGCACCGACAATAAACTTTTCAGACACACCACCTGATTTACCAAATATCTTTTCTCTGACTGCAGTTCTATCTGCCTGACTTAAAGAACTATTTGACATATACTGAGCAAAAGCAGCCTTTAGATCAATATCCTCTCTTCTCGCACGATATCTGATATCATATACTGCCTGACGAATTCTCTTCTCTGACCCCTCTTCAGAGGCACCTTTTCCACTACCACCTTTTGATTGAGGCTTGCCACCTTTTTTACCCCCACCTTTAGGTGCTGGTGCCATTGATTTTTTATCGGATTTTGCCATTGCTGCTGGAGCAAATTTCCTTTTAGGTAGGCTTTCTGCAATATCAGTGCTCATTTTGAAAAATAATTACTTTCTTTTCTTGTATTTATTTATGAAATGTAAACCGTAACTACTGCCAGGAACCATAGATTCGACATACTCACGGTAAGAATCTGTGCCAACTAATCTTTTATCAGCAGAGATTCCTCCTTTTTTAGTTCCATTTACAATTGCTTCTCTTAAATCTTTAACCCAAGACTTGAACATAATATTGTTCTCTGCTACACATATTAAATGATTTGCTCCTCTACGAATGATGCGTCCTATCATACCAGTATTTAAATTTTCTACCTTATCTCCAATATTAAATATTTTTTTAGCAACATAAGACTCTCTTAAATTTTCTAAGTCATACTTTGGTGCTATCTCCCAAATATTCCAAAACTCTTTCATCTCCTTGACATTCATAGATTGTCTGACTGTATCAAATAATTCCATCGCTGATTTTCTTGGTACACCTTCTGGTAATCCAGCACGAAATGTTTTAAAGTCTCCTTCTGCTGCAGCAAGTCTCATTCTTGAAGATGATAAACCTTCCATACCCTCTGCATCTGGATCACGATCACCTGATGATACAACTTCCATATTATCAAACTGATAAAGTTGTCCATTATAATTTTGAGATAACTTATCAAATTCTTTTACACGGTCTTGTCCAGCAACAATTCTTACATTTGTATATCCATCATTATGTGCTTTCTTTAGAACATCAAAGATTGTACGATTCGCTCCATCATTTACAATTCTCTCACTATGTTGTGGAAACATTGATCTCATAATAGATACTTTCGTATCAGGATCTAAAGGATTTTTCTTTGCATCTTGACTTCTTGATGGCACAATAATATAATCACTTTCTTCTGCCTCTGCTGATTGTGCTGCTATATCCATTAATTGTTGATGTCCTGCATGTGGTGGGTTAAATCTACCGAATGCAAGTGTTAGTGTTCCTCTTGTTTTTGGAACAGGTGGTGGACCTGCTGCTAAATCTGGACTTTGTATTTCTTGTTGTTGAGGTTCTTGCTCTGGTGCTGCTTGTTGTTGCCCATTTGTTTGTTGATCTGCTGGTGGTGCTTGAGTATTAGGTGAAGATAAATTCTTTTCCTTTTCTGATTGTTTTGGATCTCTACCACCCACACTTTGTCTCTTATTATAAAACTTTAATCTACCTTTTTCAGTCTTTGCTACGAATTCTCCAGTTGTACGATCATACCAACCTCCATGACCATCTCCCTCCAACCCAAGTCTAGTTGCTTGTTGGGTTGCAGTTGTCTCAGTTAAAAATTGCAAAAAAGATTTCATTAGTCTTTGGTTAATCTTAATAAGATTTCGTTTTTATTCTGCGTCATATGATGGAGAATAGACGCTCTTGTATGCTTATATTTATCATCTTTGTCAGCTCCCAATGCTTCATAAGAAAAAAACATAAAATTATCATAGATGTTTCCTCTTATAATTCTTTGTTTTTTAAATTCTATGATTAGGGATTCAATTAAATCATTCATCTGTGGCACCCAATGTATATAATTTTTCACCTGCCATAACAAGTGTTCTCATTTTTATAAGAAAATAATTTTGACCTTTTGGTTGTAGAGAATCTGACCTATATCTAAATTCTATAAGAAGATCTTGAACTGGATCTCCACCTTTTTTATATATGCATATTGTTGGATTATCAGTTTCGTCTCCTATCATCTGACCAGGACCAAAATTTCTAGTATAAGTTTTTATGGTCACTGCCAAGTCCATCGAGGTTATAGCGTTAGTAAAATCATCACCAAAAGTTTGTTTTAAAAACTTACTATCATCTAAAAATTTAACTAACTCAACACCACTTTCATTTAAAGTTGCCTTCTTCTTAATATAAGACGCAAGGGTTCTCTTAAAGTTATCATTATTAATTTTAGTATCCAACTCTCTTTTTATTCTACCAGTAAATATTTTTCTAGCAGCTTCTTTTAATGCTCTCACCTCATTAGATTGAGTTACCTCTTGTCTGGAACTAAATCTTTTTCCAGTTATATTAGGATATGCATCAAAAATTGCTTTGTCAAATATCTCTTTGTCTTTTTGATAATCTGTAATACCTAATTCTTCAAATATATCAGCAAATTTCTCAAATTCTAATCCAACTGTCTGTGCAAATTGTCCAGTTTCAAATTTTAATGATATTTGTGAACTTTTTCGGAGCAATGTTGCTCCTCCTGTTGTTATATCAACTCTAACATCAACCTTTGTTGTTCTCTGACCTGCAGTTCCCACTCCTTGAATCTCTATTAAATCATTTTTAAGATTGAACTGCGTGTTAAAAACTTTTCTTTTAATTTCAGTATCTGCATTTACAAAGTTTGTTGCTGAATTAAATATATTCTCAAAATTTACAAATCTTGAACCAATAGGTTGTGCTGATATATATCTCTCACTATTTACAGGTATTTTTACCGCTACAGAAATATTATCAGTAACTTTTGATATTCTTTTATTAACTATATCCCTGTCACTAACATTAAATTGCGATCTAAATGAATTAGAAATTATAGTTCTTAATGTTCCTTTTACATCTCCCGAAGTTATTTTAGGTAAATCTCCAATAGATATTATTTGCTCTCTAGAAAGTTTTGCTGCAGACAATCTTTTTTTAAATTTTGCTGCTATAGCCGCAGCTAAAATTAACTCAGATATATCTCCATTATTAAATTCTTTTGCCACTTACTTTTTCTTTTTGGTTATTTATTTCCAAATATGCTAGTTCAATTCCTTTATGTTTTAATAAAATTTGTTTTGCCTCTGTCATCCTTTTATGATAAAAAATAACCTTTTCATCTAATCCCGCATCGCCACTCATTCTTCTTCCTCCAAATTCGACGGTTTACCAAAAGTTTTATATGCTAACTGCTCTTTTAAAAAATCAACTTGTGCTTTAAGTTGTTTGTTTTCTTTTTCTAGAGCATCTATATGCTCCTCATACACATTTTAATTCTAATTCATAATCCATAGGGGGTATATTATATTATAAACTTAATATTTTCTTTATTATCTATCGTCTGCTGCACGGTTCTCTGATAAGAACACGTCAAATTCACCAGATGGATATCTTTTCTCCAACTTCTTTACGTTAGTTTCGATAACATCATTGAAGGAAACACCAAGTGCTTGAGTTGCCTGTGCAACATACCATAGTATGTCTCCAAGTTCAATAATTAGATGTTCACGATTATCTTCATTATATGGTTTTCCTTGAAACACCATCTTCTTTACAATCTCTGTAAACTCACCTGCTTCAGCAGACATTCCTACAGATGCGGTCATGAGTCTCTCAATATTAGCACCTTTTTGGTCTAGTTCTACTAGACGATCTGATAGTGATAAAAAGTCTTTTGATGCATCTGATGTTACTGCATCTACAAAGTGTTCGTATCTACTAAAGTCAATTTGTTTTGTCAATGGTATCTATTCCAATTTCTATCATTATAACTCGTTTCTGCTATGATGTCAAGAATAATCTTTCTTGATTTTTAGTGAACCACAATGCAAAAGTATATCTATGACCACTCATAACTTCTGTCACACCATGTGCATCTTCTTTACCTGATGTGAAATAAATCAATCTACCAGTTTTTGGTTGAGCTTCATATCCATGATTAAAAAATGTTTTACCACCTTCATAATCATCATTTAAATACAATACAGCAGAAAAATCTCTATGAGAAGAATAGTGTGGTTTCTCTGGTTCATCAATCCACATATTATCTGCATGAAGTCCTAGGCTCATACCAGGTGCCCAATAAACTAAATTACTAAATTCTGGATAAACATAATCCACATTATAAGAATTTGTACAAAGAATAG